TAAAAGTTGGTAGTTCTTTGTCTGTGTCTGAACCACCTGTTGTCGGTGGGATAATCTTTTTGTTATCAGGATCAAAAATATTAATTTCTGTTCCAGTACCAGATTCAAGCTGAATATCGCTACCTTCATCTGCTTCTTTAATTACATCATCTAGACCACGTTCAATTCCCTCAAATTGTTTTCCAAGAGCAGTCTCAAACTCACTCAGAGTCATGTCTCCTGTTTTTAAATCTTTAAGACCTTTACCGCCTGCAAGATCTTCTGTGATTAAATGCGTTCCTGCTCTTTCTTGAGCATTCTCATCAAATAGTTCATCTGGATCAAGAACTTTTTCTCTAATCAAGCCTTTAAGAGTTGAACCAACAATTTGATATTTACCAACTGGTGTGGATATTACACCAGTTCCATCGTCATTTAACTTACCAAGGTTTTTATTTATGCCTTGTGAATATTCAGCGTAAGTACCCTCACCACGCTTGTTCTGAAAATCTAAAATTTCCTGAACTGTCATCTTTGTTGGGTCAATTTTAAAATTCTTTGTTTCTTGACCACCAAGAAGACGCTTATAACCACCTGCATCCGAAGTTCCTTCAGCACGAGAAACACGCTCTTTAAGGTCAACTAAAGAATAACCACCTTCACCAGGAGCAAATTCATTTTCTAATGCAAGAAGATTGTTATATTTTGAAGCCCTATCCTGATCAGAATCATCCTTGTCATCACCGCTTCCAATTTTTGGCGGCAATATTGGTGGCATTATCGGCTGATTGAACATATTGCTGAAAATGTCTGGAGTATTTTGTAAATTATATTTGGAAGGCGGAATATAATTAGGATCATCAAAATAAGCTCCTGCTCCCCTTCTATAAGCCTCCTCATCACTATCAAAATCACCAAAATCTTTAAAACCTTGTAAAGTACCTCTAAGAGCCTGATTACCTTGCTGATAAGACGCTTGCTGATACCCTAAATTAGCTCTATCCCTATCTGCCGCATTATTATAGGTTCTGCCCATAATATCGGTAAAAACAACAGGATCATCAGAACCAAGGCTAATAGGAGCTATATTTGTTGGAGTTCCTGAATCTCCAGTGCCTAAACCGCCTGCCGCAACAAATTCAGCGCCTGATACATCCGTATCCGCCTGCGCAGCAGTCGTGAAATCCTGACCAGTAGCCGTAGTCGTATAATCAACAGGAGAAAAATTTGTCGTTATGTTTGTAGCCCCAAGACCTGAAAGCTGTGCATTTAACGCATCAGATGTAGGCGTGTAATCTTCATCGCCAAAAGACATTTTATCAGATGGCGTTTGCTGTGCCGCCGTGCTATTAGTATCAATGACCTGCTGTAACGCTGCCGCTTTAGCTTCCGCCGCAGCCGCCGCCTTTGCTGCTTTTTTTCTTCTCTTAGAAGCAGAGGAAGTATAACCACTATCAAAATTACTCGAACCCGTACCAGTGGTATATCCAGACCCCATACCCGCACTGTATCCAGACTCTACTGGTGGATAACTCGGTATGCCCCCTGGACCCGCAATTCCAGAACCGCCAAAGCTACGCAATAACGCCTCTTCGTCCTGATTAATATAAGCTAACCCATGTGGCTGACCCGCAATGCTAGTCTGTCTCGGAACAGCGCCGCCCATCTCTTTGCGAACAACAGGTGACATGCTGCCAAATACAGGATCTGCTAAATAATCAGAAATATCAATATCAACAGGCGCAGCAGGTAAATCAATCGAACCTATAGGACTTACAGCAGTCATCGTATTACCGCCAGTTGTCGTAATCGCACCCGTTGTGGGATTCTGAACATATTGTGAATAAGATGGTGTGTCCCTCACAACAGGGCCAAAAAGAGCCGCATTTTCAAAAGAAACAGGAGCACTCATATCAGCACTTTGAGCAGATGTATCTACATAAGAACTTGTATCCGCAACTCCACTATTATCCACAACTCCACTATTATCTACAACTGCCGTGTTAGAATTATTTGCGCCTGTATTAGTTGTATCAGAAGTGTCTTCCGTTAAATTTTGACCCTTACCATAAAATATATAGTCTTTTCCAAAAATATAATCTTGCTCACTTTGGTCAGCAGCCCTAACCTCACCAATTCGATCACCATATGCGCTCTGTAAAGACGCAACAACATCCTGACCTGGAGAATTAGGCGAAACATGATGATACGCACCTCCGCCAAAATCAATGTAAGCATTGCCATCAGGTAATGTAAGAACAGCTAAACCACCTTCATCCATATACTGAACAGGACCGCCATCCTCATACCCAAAAATATCAACCTCGCCGCCCATCTGCATAGGACGCGGCATACCACGACCCATCGGTGGCGTTCTCATCATAGGTACCCCAGGTGCAACCATACGCTGTTGCTGTTGCGGCATCGGTAAAGGTCGCTGTGGAGGCGCAGTCGCACCTAAACCCTGATTCCTACCCAACATGCCCTCTAATGAATCACCAAATTTACGTCGACGATTAGCATTTGAACCCTGCTGTTGAGGAATCGGCCTATTAGGAGCTACAGGGAAAGTCCCAGGACCGCCCATAGGAGGAGGAGAACCCGCTAACGGCATCGGAGGTAACGGCGCAAACGGATTGCCACCCTGCGGTACAGGAAAAGTACCTGGACCACCCATAGGAGGCATAGGTGGTAAACCGCCCATCGGCTGCATCGGGGCAGGCATTCCAGGCATAGAAGGTGAAGAAAATCCAGTTTTTACTGCTACCATGCGTAAATTCTCCTATAAAACTTAATTCGCATCCTAACAGTAACTTAAAATTTAATCAACACACTCCAATAACCCATTCCTAATCATGCTCCTAGCCAACCTATGCCTATTAGAATAACAATAATTCTTACCATTATACTCGCACATCTCAATCGCTAACCTACGAACAAACTTTAACTCGCTCTCGCCACCCATCATATGACTCACAGCAATAAACGGCACAACCTCACCCGCAGTCTGACCCTCAAACTCAAGAACTTCACAATAATTTAATCTATATCTAGGCATGTGGTACTTTATGGGACAATCTAGGGTACCTGTCAAGGGGGTAGGGTACCTGGCTAAAGACAGACATGGACACCCCCCTTTATGGGGGAGTCCTAATGTCTATAGGGTACCTTGTGATTTTTTTTAAAAAATTTTTTTGTGGTGACTGTTGGTGGAAAACTTAGTGTAGAAGATCTGACCGACACAAGTACAAAAAGGGGGGGACCATACCCGCCCGTCCCGATAATCCGAACAATTGTTCATATTGCTTAGGGTACCTCAGAAATTGATTTTGAGTTGGACAAAAAAAAGAGCGGCATTGCCGCTCTAATGTTTTAATCGGCTCCGAATTATCGGAGCAATGTTATTCTGTTTTGCCACCATTCAAACTCGCTATCATCCAATCCCGCCCAAATACTTGGGATGCCAATTCTATTTTCGGGCAACAATGTCACGCCGCTAGTCTCGCTCTCAATAGTTTGTAAAACTTGATAACGTGTAAGATCGGTACCATCACCATACCTTGCACCATTTGATTGTTGAGTATGAGTAACTACAGCATTATCGCCAACGCGATTTCTAATTTCTGATACAGCGGCACGAACGCGTTGTTCGCTACATCCTGTCGCGTCCATAATTTCTCGAGTTGATACGCCGTTGTTGGTGCGCATCATAGTGTACTGAACGCCAACGCGTGAACCATTGCGAAATGGTGTAGTTGGCGTTTCAACTGTAGTGGATCTATTGCCATGCTCAACTCTTGCTTCAATTGTCCAATTAACAAAGTTATCTAGGAATTGTAACCAACGCCAAATTTTGTTTGCCTCAATCGTGCCGCTATGCTGCCTAAATTCAATGGTACCATTTCGCCAAGTATCAAGATTAATAGCATAAAACTTGCTATGGTTTAATTCACTAATAGTATTAGCGTTTTCAATCTTGGTGGCGTTCAATGGTTTACAATACCTATTGTTGGTGCGAGATCTAGGAAACATAGTATTGATAATATCTTGTTGACGCTCCCAACGAACAAATAAATCTTTTACTATTGTGAAGTCAAAAGGCTCGCCATGCTCAGATAAAAAACGGCCTGTACGTTCAGTATGTAAAATACTATCGCCTGTAAAACGTGCCGCATGCGTTGTATCGGCTAGTGGCGCGTTGCCTATATGAACATGCAAGCCGCATGATTGATTAATGCGGCAACCTATATCGCTCAATACTCTACAAACACTTTCAAGATATTCTTTACCTACTTGGCATAATGTTATCGGTGGTAATACTATTTCGGCGTCAACGCTTGGCGTACCGTCGGGTTTTACTAAACAGCCTTTTATGCCTGCATTGTCTAACGCCTGTTTTACAGTTGATACTGAAACGCCGTGTGTTTCTTTTTCTATTCCAAATGTTAAGGTCATAATTTTCTCACTCTCTTTTTTTATTGATTTATTAATTGCTGTAATTGTTTCATGTTTAACCATTGGTGGGTTGGGTTATCCCTATGCGCATATTTTGCGCGGCGTTTTACAATCTTTTCATGGCGGCGTTGTTTACCGCTCATTCGCATACCGCTAACCCAATTCTTAATATTTTGTGACGGTGGTTTTTCATCGGCGATAAAGTCTAACATATCATCGTGAAATTTTTCGTTATGACTTTTAGGATTTGGGCCTAGTGACAAACTAGGTATTGCCATATGGTCGTCGTCAAAATTAGAAAATAGATTTTCTATTTCATCGGTTGGTAGGTCTATTGTAAAATCTAACATAATTTCTCACTTTCGTTTTTTTGTTTATACCTAAGAATACAAAATATTTTATATAATCACAAGTAAAAAATCCCATAAAATCCCAAATTATTCGGTTTATTTTTGCCAAAAAAATCTAAAAAAATCTAAAAAAAAAGAAAAAAATTATAGATAATATGTATATAAATAAGGGTATATATACATATATCCCGATCCCCGATCCCGATCCCGATCCCGATCCCGATCCCGATCCCGAACCCCGATGGCCCAGGCTCGGTGAAGAGAACGAACAATTGTTCGGGTTGTTGTCCCAGGCAGCGGGAATGCAGCGGGAAGATACCAGGAGACAGAAGTGCCCTGGAGCTGCTTGCCTGGTTGTCAGCGCCCTGGTATAATAACCCGAACAATTCTTCGGGTAATTCCGAAGCGCCTGGGAAGATCAACCCGAAACCCGATGTATGTCTGGGAAGCCCGCAGCGCCTCGGCAGTAACCCGAACAATTTTTCGGCTTATCGACCCCGAAGATACTCCTCCCCCGCCTCCTCCGCCAAAAAAACGGGGTTGGGGGCGGATACGCAACCTCCCCAAGCGTCAAGACTGCTCGACGGCCTCCTGATTATATTCCGTTATAGGATTTTGTTCGGGTTCTGTGGGATTTTCTGCGGGTGTTACGTCAATCATGCGATTTTTAGCACGATCCATAAACTCTTGCAGTTGTTCCACAATCTGCTCCCTGCTGAGATTGTCAACGTGTTCGTGTGTTACATGGCTACGAGCGACCATTAAACCAGTTACCTTTAACCTGAGTTCCTCGGCTTTAATCGCTGCTCCGAAGTTACCTTCTTGCCATGCCTCATCCCGAAGGCGTTGCATATCCCGAACAGATTTGGTTATTGATACCCCGTACTTTGCTTCAAGCTCTAAACGCATCTCCTCCATGCGTTCTTTGACCTTTGGGTTATTGAGAAGCTGTACTGCTGAGACATTTGCGTTCTTGTACCCTGCCTCCCTAGCTGCTGCGGTCTGTGTCATATCTTTATGAATGTAGTTATCCAGAAACTTCTGCTGCGGCGGCGTTAGTCTCTTTTCTCCTTTGGCTACCTGCTCCCCGACCTTTGGCATACTGGCTCCCGTGCTACCCGAACAATTTGTCGGTTTATATTACCTCATCCGCTGCTGCCGTCAAGTGCTATCTATCCCAAACATTTCCAACACAACATCAAAAGCGGCAGCAACAACATTACATCAGGGGGGGTAAGGTATATATACCCCCCTATAAGGGGGTGACGTAGGTGACGTAAAATAACGTATTGATTTTATTACATTATTTACGTCAAATTAACTTTTTGACGTAAGTGACGTAAACCCGTAAACCATTGATATTATTACATATTCTACGTTACGTTACTTACGTCAACTTTTGACGTAGATTTTTTTGACGTAAATTATCCTTTAAAATCAATGGGGGCACTTTTCATAAATTATTTTATAATTAGGGGTTGATATCTGGGATGGTATGGGATATATATCATACTGTCTAGTAAAAGGAGGACAGAAAATGTCAGGTTACAACGGATGGAAGAACTACGAAACATGGCTCACAAACCTATGGTATGGCGATTATCTCAGTGAGTATTATTTGGAGCTTTTTCGCGAGGGTGAATTAACTAACCCTGTGGAAGCGGAGAACGTTAAGGACATTGTTGAAAGCCTTATTTTTGATTGTGGTGACGTTCCCGAAAATGGCTTTATCTCTGATTTAGTAAATGGCGCAATGAGCGAAGTTGATTGGCGTGAGATCGCTAGTCATGTTGAGGACGTAATTAAATATGAAATGGAGAATGCATAATGTTTGAATTTATTTACAAAGGAGAAAGTATTCAGTTTGAAGGATACAACGAAGGTGACGCTATGCGAGATGCGAACAACATGTTTAATCAAAAAGAAGAAGGTATGTGGCAAAATAGCCAGTTTGAACCTCAAAGATTTACATGGTTTGAGGGTAAATTTTTTGATTAAAAGGAGTGTAGAGAAATGTATTATTTAGCGTATGGAATGAACACGAGCCGCGATGCAATGGCGGTGAGGTGTCCGAATGCAAAACCTATGGGCGGTTTTTATCTGCCCAACCACCGTTTGATTTTTCGGGGCGTGGCTGACTTTCGTTACGACCCTGATTGTGTGCTGCCTGTGGTATTGTGGGAGATTACCCACGATTGTTTGAAGGCACTTGATAGGCTTGAAGGCTACCCGACTTTATACGGTAGACGTAAGATCAACGGCAATTGGATTATCTACGACATGAACGGCAACAAGGGAAACTTGCGGCATCCGTCAAGCGGATATTATGATATGATTGAAAGCGGATACAATGATTTCGGTCTTGATGATTGGTATTTGAGAGCAGCAAGGGAAGATGCTTCTTTTAATGAGGAGAAGCGAAAGGAGATTGCGGTATGAATTTTCAAATTGAAAACATGGAAAGCTTTTTAAAGTGGGTAAAAACGTGCCCCTACACTTACAGCATCAGTTCGATGCAAGGGGGATTTGTTCATTTAAAAGTTTTTATTCCAGTGGATAAAAAAGTTGAGGCTTCCGATGATTGATTGGCAGGATTGGATCATTGCCACCTTAATTATAGTTGGTGTTTATGGTTGGCTAATTGGAGCGGTGCTGCAATGGTGGTAGACCCCGACATAACCCGAATAATATGAAGCCCCCGCAAAATTCAAGCGGGGGTTTTTTTTGTCCCAAGCGTATAACCCGAACAATTTATCGGGTTGTTTTTTTGTCCCCGCTGCTGACTTTTTTCTTGCATTGGTATTTTTCCCATGTTATACCATTCCTTGCAGGGACGCATTGGTCTGCCTTTCTGCCTCACTAACTAGACGCCCCTCAGTTCCTCCGTTCTGAGGGGTTTTTTTTATTCATAAATTTTTTTATTTTTTTTCTTGACACTCATAATAAACTATTTTATGTATGGGATATCTAGTATAATGAAAGGAAGTAAAATCATGGGTTTAGATATGTATTTAAGAGGCGACAAGTATATCAGTCAGTGGGATCATTCACAGCAAAAGCCCGAAGGTGGATCACTGGAAGTGAAGCGCCCTGTTGTTGATGGGTTCGATGTAGAGACATATGTTCTTGATATGGGCACATGGCGCAAGTTCGCACCGTTGCACGTTTACATTGTAAATGAGTTCGCTGATGGTGTTGATGAATGCCAAAGGATTGATCTTGAGGCTGAACAGTTACGCAAGATTGCCAATGCACTACGCGATAACAAATTGCCTAGCAATGATGATTGTTATGGTTGTTTCTTTGGTAGCCCAGAGATGTGGGATGAAGACCGATCCGAAGGCAAAGAGCATGCCAAAGTATTTGATGCTGCTGCTGAGTGGGTGGAGTCCACCTCTTGGGCTAGTGTTACCTATCAGGCAAGTTGGTAGGGAGGCTGACATGATTAATAAAGATTCAATTAAATTTTATAACAAAGCATACAAGCCGTTGAAGGGTGCAAAGATTGTGGATTTCAACATGGTTAAATGTGACTTTGATCCGTATGTTTATTGGCCCACCTTTACCATGCAAAAGGGAACCGAAAAGTTTAATCTTGTCCTCTCTCAGGATGAAGAGGGCAATGGCGGTGGCTTTGCTTTTATTGAGGATGTGAAAAATGCATAGCGTTGACCCGATGGAAATTATGTTAAGCGATGTCTTTGACAAAGTGTTTTATAACAAAGAGCAAGAACAAAGCCGCAAGGTTTGCGAAGAATGCGATGGATGGGGGGCAATTGAGGTTGATGCCCCCCGACCTCACGGCTTTAATCGTGACGTTGGTTACATGGACGTTGATAAAATCGAATGCCCCGAATGCGATGGCACAGGGGAACTGGAGAGCGAACAATGCAATTGCACTGAAGCAGAGGAACCACACGATCATTGTGTTGGTTGTGACTGTATTCTGCGTTGGGATGAAAGTGAGAACTATTGCCAGTGGTGCGAAGAACGCATGGAAAAGGAAGCTAAAAATGTTTCATAAGATGGTAACGAAGCTTTGGCAGGGTGATAAAGTATCTGTCAGGGATTACGAAGTAAAGAAGGCCATTGATCTTGGTGGCCTTCATTTAACCTATGACAATCAAATTATGACTTTAACGCCCGATGATCTGATGAAGTTGAAGCCAGAGGATAAGGTTTATTCATCCCGAACAGGCGGTCAAAATTATAGTTTAGTTGATATTTTATTTAAACCATATGAGGAGACAGAATAATGACTTATCAGAGTAGAAACCCCATTGTTTTAGAGGCCATTGAAAAGGCTTGGGAAAATTCAAAGACGCAAAAGGAAGCGGCTGAAAAGTATCTTAATATGTTGCGCAATGATAAAGATTTGCGTGATGCGGCTACTGCACGTTATTTGCAGCGCATTGCGTCTGAAGATGTAAGCGCCAGATCAAGAACAAACCGAATTAGTTTTAGGCGTCAGGCTGAAAAGATTTCAAAGCAGGTTTTGTTAAAGAAGGGCGAACATTCCACCCCGAATGTGTCTTTGAAAAATACGGCTGTTAATTATGCCAAGAATATCTTTGATTATTTTGCATTGCCCGATTTGGGCATTGCTCTTGGTGATGCAACCAAAAGCGATTTAGAGCATGTTGTTAAGCTAGAGCATGGCAAGATGAGTACGCATAAACGTAATCATAAGTTTTTATCTGCGATCTTAGATAAAACACCCGAAGGTAAAATTGTTCGGGATGTTTGGAAGATTGAAGATGTAGAGGCCATCTATACAGATGTGATGGTGTCGTAATGTTATACGGGAGCCAACAAGACTGCACAGCAATGTCACCTTGTGACCGCTCCCAAGGGAAGGGTCAGTTCTACCTCGCAGTAGTGCCAAAAACAATACACCCTTCCCGATTAGTTTACGGGAGCCAATCGTCGTACGCAGCAATGCCAATGCGCTTTCGCTCCCAAGGGAAGGGTCACGGCTTTATCGCAGAGATGCCACGTAACAAACACCCTTCCCGACCAGTTTTAGAGAGCCAAGGATCAGTCGCAGAAATGCCAATGCGCGGTCTCTCTCAAGGGAAGGGTCATCATGGCCCCGCAGAAATGCCATTCATGGTTCACCCTTCCCAACCAGTTTATGGGAGCCGCTATAGGTACGCATCAATGCCACATTTGAGTCGCTCCCACCAGTTTATGGGAGGGTCAGAAGTGACCCACAGCAATGTCACGGGGATTGCACCCTCCCACCAGTTAGGAAAGGACATAATTTGTACGCTCATCAAGCCGCTACTGTTTCTTCCTTTCCTGTTAATTTATGGGAGCCACCCCCTCTGCGCAGAAATACCAACTGTACCCCGCTCCCACCAGATTTGGGCCACTTCTAAGACTCCGCAAGGACAAAGACAGCTCGCCCAATATAACCAGAGGCCATCGACAACGCGCAGCAATGCCACAACGTAGTCGCCTCGCAACTAGGAAAGAAGTAAAATGGACACAAGATATGAAGACCCGACTATCGCAATGATTTATCGAACATGGCGCAACCGTCAAAATATGGTTCGCGCTGAAGGTAAATTAGTATTGCAAATTAAAGCTATCTGTAGAGGTTTTGCAGATGGTGAGATTAAAGAAGCAAACAAATTATTTACTGCTTTGAAAAAAGGAGAGGGTTCACTTGAACTCATGGCTGCAACAAAACCATTGTTTGATGCCAGAGAGCCTTTGTTAAAAAGTAGAGCAAGCTTTGAAAAGTGGTTATCTGATTTGGCAAAAGAATTACCTGTTGCAACTTTTGTGGACAAAGTAAAAGGCTTTGGTCACTTGGGCTTGGCAGGTATTGTTGGAGAAGTTGGCGACTTTATGGCTTACGAGAAAGAACTGGACGGTATTTACAAACGTGCAGGACTTGCCGTGATTGATGGAGAACGTCAACGTAAGCACAGCAATGCTGAAATGGCATTGGTTCACGGCTATAACCCTTCAAGGCATGCGGTCTTCTGGACGATTGGCGACAGTCTTCTCAAGGCTCAAGGCAAAGAAGAGAACGCAGGGCCATACAGAATGGTATACGATAAGCGTAAGATCATGGAGCGTGAGAGAGTTGAAACAGACGGTCATGCGCATAACAGAGCTTTACGCTATATGACAAAGCGTTTGGTTAAAGATTTATACAAAGAATGGAAGGAGGTAGCATAATGTCTATTGCAGATGATACGATGTGTATGCATTACACACTTGAGCGGTTGGGCGGTATTAAGACCGAAACTGACTTACGAGAGTTTATGGAAGAGATCAGGCATAACATTGGCGTGAACGATGAATGGCGTGAAGCTAACCCAGATGGCGATATGCCCGATGGTTCGTTTGTTGATGATCCTGATGATTTTGATATGAACTCTGCGCTTGAGAGGGTTAAGCGTAACTATATTGAGAGAGCTTTAACTAAAACCAAAACGTTATCTGAGGCTGCTGAATTGCTTGGCTTCTCTAATTACCAGACTTTGCAGAACTGGATTGACCGATTGGAGAAGGCTCAATACGAGGCTGAAGACAAAAGAATGGGAGTGAGTTGATGATTAAATACTTTACGTTTATGGTGCTGACTTATTTCGTGCAAGGCGAACAAGTTACGCATAACATACTATTTAAAAGCTATGACGATTGTAGTCACAGCAAAGAAGCCATGTACTTTATGATGGAGCATCAACATGACGATGTGCATATTTATTGTAAGGGCACAGCGGTTGCTTCTAATGAACTTGTTAAGCCGAAAGCGAGGCCATGAAAGATAGAACTAACAAAAAGTGGACTGAGGCAGAGAAGGAGTGGATGGGTTATAAACGTAAATTAGCAAACTTTAAAAAAGAAAGCGTTAGTTTATCCAAACCTCCTTGGGAAAAAGAAGCCGAACAAATTGAAGAAGATAAAGAAAAAAATTAGCGGGAATAAATCCCGCTTTTTTTTGTCCCCTGGTTGATAACCCGAACAAATGTTTGTATTATTTGCCTGGGGCAAGTTTTGAGGCGGGTTTCTCTTCTTGTCCCACGACTACTATTTTTGGATTTTTCTTTCTAACATTTCCAACAAAGTTACTATTTCTTCACCCTGCTGTTTTACATTAAAAAAGCCCATCTGTTCTGTGTGACTAACTAACAAACGGGCTTTTCTTTTAAGCTGATTTAATATCGCTTGTGTTTCTACGTCCACAAAGCATCTCCCTTGAGGATGATAGCATGCCCGACAATACCTGTCCCGCATAATTCTGTGGCTTCTGCGTTGAACGGCAAGCCCGTAAGTAAACCTTCTTCGTTTACCAAGATTTGCCAATCGGGTTCTGATGGAGAATGTACCATCTCCACTAAACCCCCGACAATCTTCTGCGCCTCTTGTAGCGTTGGTTGATTATCTTCAAATACTGTAATCATAATATTTCCTTTTTCTAAAGTAATTGGGATAAGTAGCACACTATCCCACGCTAGTCAAGTATATCTTCCTCTTGATTTAATTGACCCCCAACAACACCAAGCCATTTACGAGGGCCACTTCTGTTTCTTTTAAACTGGTCAATACGCCCATCGTTTTGCAACGTAGTCACAGCCTTTTTAACTGTGCTTTCTCCTACATTTCTAAGGTTGCCTGCGTTTATGTCATCATTTGGCGCTGTTCTGATAGCATCAAAAATACCATCATGCATACCGCCCTTAGTAACGGGAATACCGCGATCCTCTCGCATTCTAATAAAATTAAAGACATATTCTATTCTTTCCCGAACGGCTTGAGACATAGCAAAATTTCGTATGTCTATACTCTTATCTTCTAACAGACCAGTATCTGGATTACGGATAAAGTGTCTTATTTCCCGATTTGCAGGGCCGTTTGCTTTTACCACCGCACCGTCAAAAACAGCATTTCTTGTGTATGGCACTTGTAAATCTTTACAACGTGACTTAGCCGTAGGCTCATCCACTTGCCATACAGAGAACGCACATCTTACACCGTCCACAATCGCAGAAGTACCTCTGATTTTATTACGAGCTTTCTCTGGCGAGTCGATAAAGTCATTGTCGCTTACCTTCGCCATATGGTGGTTTACGATCACCGTTGCTCCTGTTTCCGTTGCGATCTGAGCCAACAAACCCATAAATGCTGCGCCTGCCGCAGGATCAGCGTTTACATCTGCGTGAACAAATGATGCCATTGGATCAATAATAACCAATGCGAGGTCTTCAATCTCCAACATTTCTTCGTAAATCTTTTCAAATTCTGGTGATGTTGCGTATGTATTGTCCACTTTCATCATAATTGGAAACACACCGCCTTCGTTCGGCAGCGGCACAATGATACAATCATGGTCATAACCCGAACGTTTGTTCAGGGGATCTAGCCTGCTGATCCGTCTGTGGATCTCATCTTTGTCATCTTCTGCTGATAAAATTATTGATGTGCCATGATTAGCAACCAAACCACCGAAAGAGCTTTGCATACCATCGCCCGATGCTACCTTCATCGCTAGATCAAGCGTCATCATACCTTTACCGCTATCCCCTGCGGCGGCAAACACCACTGGCACCCCAAGCGGTATTGTATCTCCGATTAAGAACTTCTGCTCTGGAGCCGACCCAACAAACTGCTGAGTAATAAGCAAGTTCTGGTTTTTAAGAGATAATACCTTTTTGACCTTATGCGTAGGTGCATTGAGAAAGTTTGAAATATCAAACCCCTCTTCAATCGCATCTGCGGCATCCCACTTTTTAGGCTTACCCTTTGGCGGCACGAGCATGGTGATTGATTTTGCACCTGCATTCTGAGCCAGTTCTTGAACTATCCTAGCTAGTTTTTTACCTGCATCGTCATTATCAGGCCATATGATTAGCTCTCTGCCTTGCAATGGAGAGAAATCAAACTTGTCTTTTGTATTACGGGATAACATCCCTGCACCACCGATAGTACAGGTAGCTGTATATCCTTGTTTTGTTAGCTCATCTGCGCACTTCTCACCTTCCACCCATATTACGCGATCTGATTGCGCAATGTCAGGGAGGTTATAAAGCGGTCTGGTTTCAGGTAAACGTGGAAACTGGCGGAACTCTTTCTTCGTATTCCCGTCCGTATCCCGAACAATTTCACCCGTTGGATCTCTTTCGATATATCTTCGTACCGTTACAAGGACTTCTCCATCAGTTGATAGGTAGAAATACTCGCCATCGTGTGGCGTGTTAGTATCAATGACCCGCTTTTGTCTAACTTGTTCGGGTTGTTCTTCCTGGGGCTGCTGTAACTTGTTCGGGTTAATTGGGTTAATCGGCGCTTCTGCCTGGGGACGATCTAAGAACGTAGAGAAATGTTCGGCTACATCTGTGATTTTCCACCTGTAAGCCTCCATTAGAATCTTGGATATGCCCCCGATCCCATCACCACTATTGAAATCCATGCCGCGCATAAAGTTTGGGCTTGATGGATCAATGTTTATTTTAAGAGATTGCCCTGCCTCACCTGACAATGAGCCAAGATAAAACTCATTCCGAACAACTCTTCCGTTTGGGTAAGCATTCTTTAGTGCTTCGATCTGTACATATGACGGAACTTTTTCCGTAATCTCAGCGACTATATCTTTTTGATTGCTACCATATATTGTATTGCCAACTACTCTTAATGACATTATATTGTCCTCATACTCATATTTACCACTTCAGGGGTTAGCATTTACACGGTGCTGACCCCTAATTATATTCATCTTTCCAACAAGTCTCCCTAAACTCACAAAACTTGCAAAGATAAAAATCTTTGCTCTGAGCTATGCGAGGTAGAATGTCACCTGCTTTTGATGCAGTCAAGATATTTACTGCCTTATCACTTGCTGCCTGTGCCAACTCCTTATCAAAAGGAACTAATTCGTAGTATATTTCAGACGTATTTTTATTCACGACTGTAAACAATGCAGGGCATTCTGTTAGATCCATGTAAGCCTGATACAGAGCGATCTGCGTTGCATATGTTGGGTTGGCTTTTGCTACACCCATACGTTGGAATGATTTCCATTTGCTGTCTTTCGCTGACTTGTTTTCCCACAAAGATGGGTAGCCCATATCAACAGGACCATCACAGATAACCCCATCTATATGTCCTTTGATTTCGTCATCAGCAATTGAAAACCCGAACTGCTCTCCCATCTTGTCTTCTGTCCTAAGATCAAAGCCTGCATCCTTTATCCACTTGGCTGCGTAATCTTCGATCCCGTGACCAAACTCAAAGATGCGTAATGTCTGTGCGCTAAAGCCAGAGTTCTCATCTTGAGGGTAATTTAGGTAACGATACTGAATTTTACGGCTGCACTCATCGCCAATACTTGACGCTCCCAGGTACTTCCGCCGCTTTTTCTTCTCATTAAGCCGAACAATTCCTCGGTCTACAGCCTTTGCTATAGACTCTATTACAGGATCAGAACGGGATACTTGTAGGGGGCCAAGTGCCCGTTGACTTAAAGTAATTTTCTTCGAGCTTCCCAATTTCAATCTCCGATGATATATCTTTTGCTGCCTGTAATCCGAATATAAGTGTGTAGACTTGATCTTCTGTTAGGTCACAAAACTTGGTGTCCCATCCGAATTTTTCTAATATAAATGCCAATTCTTCTACTGGCTTTCTTTCTTCTATCAATGTATTGCTCCTTGTGGTTCTGTTAATAAATCAATTATTTCATCCATTTCATCTCTTGGAAGTTCGCTATTCGTATATTGCAGCATAAGAACTGTAAGATTGTTTATGATAACATCTGCTGACCCGAACAAAACTTCGCCTTCTTCTGATTCGCCTATCTCTTCTTTGATAACTTCATTTGCTGTATCTGTAATTTCCTCTAGATCTTTGAGGTTTTTACAAAAGCACACATATTCAGTTTCTTCTGTATATAATTCGTTATCATCATTACGCTTGGCTAATGATAAAACGAGTTCAAACCTAGCCATCCTCTTGCCCCTCTTTATCGTTATGTCTTAACCATAACGCCAAATCAGACAAAATGTATTTAAAATCAGATGTTGGTAGAACTGCAATAAGTTTGCCATTGTCCCAAACTCTTAAACCATCATCATAAACTGCCCAACGTATCATAGGTATTTCTCCACTGCTTGTTCAATTACTGTTTTATTCCACATAAAATTAAGCATGCATGCGGCTCTGTATTTAGTCCATGAGAAGTCCATTAAACCAACTTCAATACCTTGCTTGCGTAAATGCTCAATTTGTTTCTCTGTGGCTCTCTGATCTAGCCATCTCTTTGTTTTCTTGGCGGCACTGCCATCTTCTATCTCACGCAAGAAATCATCTGCGGCTGCTGTAGCCTGTGCGCTACCGCCTACGGCAAGGACTTTAAGCTGCACTCTCCCACTTTTTGTCCTACCAAAAGAGATAGATAACCCCGATGTGTTTGCAACCCCGACAAAGCCCTCAAATCCCATCGCCATACGCAAGCTGCCATCACCAAACAAATCAATCCAACGGAACGGTGACATTTGCATCAAATCGTATTCTGTCATCGTAAATGCGGATAGCTCTTCTTTCTCCTCTTTTTCGGACTCAAAGAGATGTCCACATATTGGACACTCCTGAGAACCCATAGGAATAAAAGACTCGCACTCTGGACATTCTTTTAAGGGTGCCTCTCCTTTTTCACGATCATCAAGATTAACTGAGTCTTCAAGCGATCCGTGCGTAAGAACACTCGTACCAAAATCAAGAACCAAACAATCTGTTTTGACAATGCCAGGGAACTCTTCTGGATCAATCGTGCGTAAACCACGACCAATCATTTGAACCATCGTACCCTTTTGTGAACATGGCCTCATAAGAACGATACAAGACACGGCAGGAGCGTCAAACCCCTCAGTTAATACTGACACGTTCACAACCACTTTAAGATCACCGTAGGCAAGCTCATGTAGTGTTTCGGCTCTTTCATCCTTTGGTGTCTCGCCAGTTACAAGCTTGGCATCAACCTCATGCTCTATAAAAGATTCTAATAAATCTTCTGCATGTTTAACTGTGCTACAAAACACAACTGTCTTACGTCCATCTGCACGATCTATCCACTCTGTTACAACTTTTTCATTGATGACTTTGTGGTTCATAATGGCTTCGACTTGCTCCATGTCAAAGTCGTTACCTCTACGAGATACGTTATTAAGCTGTTCGCCTACACCACAATCAATGACGTATGATTTAGGTGAAACCAAAAATCCTTCACGAATTAATGTTGTGATTTCAATCTGATGTGAGCAATTATTGAAAACGCTGCGTAGCCCTTTGCCATCGCCACGATTCGGTGTTGCAGTAAAGCCAACAATCTCTGCGTTTGGATTGTCATCTTTTACCGCGTTAATAACTTTTAAGTATGTATCGGCTGCTGCATGGTGGCTTTCATCCACAACAACCATATCAAATTTTGGGCGATCTCTTAGGTTTCTCTCGCGTGAGATTGTCTGCACCATTGAGAAGATTGTATTACCATCCCAATTCTTAATCGTGCCGTTCACAATGCTTGTTGTAATGTATGGGTTGATGCGTTCAAACTTGGACTTGTTTTGATCTACAAGTTCATCGCGGTGTTGCATCACCAAAATCTTTTTACCGTCTTTGTAGCGTTCACCTACGAGCGCGGAGAGCATAATCGTCTTACCTGCTCCAGTAGGTGCTACAACAATTGTATTACCGTGTTTATCTAATGCCTTACACGCATCACTAACAGCGGCCTCTTGATAGGGGCGCAGTAACATGTTGGGGACTCCATTTGTCTAGAAAAGAGGGGGAGTATTTGGCCCACCGCTCCCCTTCGGTGGTCTAGCAGGTGAAGTAAACCTGTGCCGCTAGATTAGCGATTAGCCCAACTTGGTACTGCACCACTAGCTACGGTCTGTGCCTGTTGCTGTGGTTGCGCCATCTCCTGACTTGAAGCAGGTGTCTGAGACATTGGCGCTTGACCAGAAGGGATAAAATCCTTTTGGTTAGGTGTCATGGCTGCGGTTAACTTATTCTTATCCGCATATCCATTTGTGCCTTTATCAATTCCAACTTTAGCGCAAATCTCCATGCCATTCAAGTCATTTACTCCTGAGATTTGTCTACGATCCTGTGCTTCGGCTGAAGTATCGGTTGGAATAATATTAAATGCACTTTCAATAATCATCCTAAGAGTGGACAAACCAATCTCTTTAGTTACTGGAATGCCGTTTGGACTCATCTTATCGCCATCAACAAAGATTTTGTCCCAGAACTTACGTTTGTCATGCTCACCGCCAATGACGGTAAACTCTAACTCCATCCATTTTGCTTTAGATGTTTGAGATTTCTTAAACCACTGACCTGTTCCAAACTCTGGAATTTCCATGTCACCAAGTTTAACATTTACAACTGCACGACATACTGTACCCGCAGGAATTAATGTTCGCTCCATTTGTGGAGCGTCTGATACGTTTGCATTATTTAGATTAAGCATTTTCTAATTCTCCTTCGCTAGAATGCTGAGTGTTTGGATCTACAAAATTAAGTGGCCTTTCCGCCTGTGGTGCTCCAACACTCATTTTATTTAATAGTTTACCAAGATGTGGCTCTTCAAGTGTATCAAGCCTACCAGAGCGATCCTTTGCAGGATAGCCCCATTCATTTAAGGCACCGCAGATGAAGGCACGATATGGGCCGTTGTCTCCCGCCATAACAGCCATCGTGATAACTTCATCTACGATCCCTGGTAATTCTCTGCCAGTTTTAGACCCTTCGATTTGCAACGCATATTGCTTGCGTCCATAATCATCGGTAACTTCATCTAAAATCCCAACAAAGATTACATTCTTTGAGCGAATGTGTTGTAGCTGTGTAAGCCACCCCATCATTTCGCGCCCATGCAAACCATAAGCTGCACGAGTATCAAGCTTACCTGTTCTATCAGACCTTGAATCTGGTTGCTGCGTACACCATTGAAAACACAATCGCCCTGCAACCGTAATCGAATCAATGAACAGAGTTTCATACTTATTGATTGTCTGTTCTGGATCACCAAAATGCTGACACACATACTCATAATGTGCCCCACTATATGGTTGATCGTCTGCCAAGGAAGGGTTTGGCCCCCCTAAATAACAAGCAAAGTCACGACAATCTATCCATGTTTGAGGACGAATAACATCAATCTCATATCCTTCGATTGCTGCATCCCCTGCTTCCAAATCCATAAATAGTGTCGAGTGTGGCTCTAATGTTCTAGCCAATGTTGTTTTGCCTACACCGCTTGCACCGCAGACCACAACCTTGTGACCACGCTTTTCCGCAAGACGCTGTTCAGCAGAAATAATTTGTAAACTCATATTAATTATCCACTTCTACTGTAAATCCACCAACTTCAACGCTACGGCAAGGTTCAAGTAACGATTTGATAGCGGGTGGCGCTGCTGTATACTTACGCTCATCAACTGTAATCGTAAGCTTCCCATAGTGCTGTGCGTCTTCTGGAGCCATTGCCTCCAATACACAGCCTAATTCATTCTGATCCCACACGACCTTTTTAGTAACCTTAGCTTTAAGCTTTTGATTACCTGCAATCATGTGTGTGGTGCCAAAATCTTTACCATCTGCTCGTAACGCATCACGAGCCTGGGTATAAAAAGTGTCTTTGATTTGCTCTTCAAGATCCTTGAGTTCACTCCTGAGCATATCAATATGCTCTTTGAGTTCATCTCTTTCACTGAGCAGTTTTGTACTGTCCATAATAATACTTTCTTTAGTTCTAGAAATTTCAACTTAGAAAAGTATGGGATCTATGTCAACAACTTTTTTACATAAATTTTTTTATTTTAGGGGATTGACATTTGGTAAAGTTTGGGATATTATGGGGTTATCAGTCGAAGTGATTGATTTTATTAATAATTAACGGAGGCTCATTATGAGTAAATTAAAAGCACCTTACATTTTGAACGCGGAAACTCACGGTCAAGAAGTTATTGACCAACAGCTTGGAAGTCTTATTGGAAAGACGGTTTGTATTTCTTACACGACAACTAAAGTTGGCAACACTGAAATTGAGTTAGGAGCAAGAGATAATTTTGATCCACAAATTTCTGTTCAAGCAAAACTTGAAGGAAGTAGGGAAACAGGAAAGTATCGTGTTTTAGTAAATGATAATACCTACTCTTACTTTTACAATGATTCGGTTTGGTCTATGGGGCAAGACGTAGGCAAAAGAGCAGTGATTTATTTTCAATAATAAAAAGGGGGCTTCGGCCCCCCTTACTTTTTAGATAGATAGATATCAATATTATGAACAGCTTTCATAAGCTTCTTTTTTAATTTGAACTCTGGGGTTTCCATACCTTTTGCATCTTCGATAATATGTTCCCACTCACCGCTTGCATGTTCTTTATCATATTCAAAATCTGCTATGTATGCACAAATCTTTTGTCCGTTCACAGTAATAAGAAACTTGGGTTGCAGAGTAAGATTTTTAATTCGCTCTGCTTTTTCTAAAGATTTTAAATAAAGATACCGTTGTGATTCCCATTTAGAATCAAACTTAATCCCATTAACCACAGTTTTCTTGTTGCCGTACTTGGGTCTTGACCTTTTTAGTTTGGGATTATATGTTGGTTTCGAGAACATTATGGGAGTTATGCTAGTGCCTAAACCATCTAAATACAAGTCTATAGGTGTCAATGTAGACACTTATGAGAAGATCGTACAGATCGCAAACAAAGAAAGACGAAACATATCACAGCAATTATCTTTGCTTGTTGATGAAGAATACAGAAGTCAGGGTCTTAAAAAGATAACACCACCAATTGCTAGAGCAATGGTCGGGGGGATATCAGCGGTTATAGAAGACTAAAGAAGATCTGCGCTACCAAGACCCCCCAAGAGTGTTGATGCTATTGCGGGGTTTTCTTTTGCTCTCTGTCGAATGTTTGAGGTTTTGTTTATAGAGCCAGTTTCTATTGGCGGTAATACTTTAGGAACTGGAGTTGGAGGTGGCGTTGTTTTGGTCTGTCTTTGTGCGTTTTGTATTACTGATGATACTTGTTTCGCAGTTTCCCCAACTGCTTGGTCAATAGATTGCGCTGTTCCTTGCGCTATTAATGATGATACAGCATCAGACAAAAGCTCTCCTGCTATTTGACCACGAGAACTTGCATCTTGACCTTCAGATAATCTTTTATACTTTCTAGTGAATGCTTTGTAAAAACGAGGTGATGAAAATAATTGACCAACAATACTCAATCTTGCGATTGTGCCTAAATTTTCTAACGGACTAGCTGCGATATTTGCCGCCACAAGATCACCGCCGTTAGCAGATTCACCAAGTAGTTTCATAATTCTACCAAACTCGTCCATTTCTTTAGCCATTTCTTTTCCATAAATGACCTCTATCTTTGCTTTATTTTTTGTAAGCCTTTCTCCAAACTTTGCAAATTGAGTTCTATCAGTTAAAAAGTTTGATTGAAAATCACCGATTAAATTATCCATGTAGTAAGCACGAATTTTTCCTATAGCATCAGCATCGTCATCAAAAAATCTTCTTAAAGATGCAATATCCTCTGCTCTCATAGAATTACTTGAAATTAATTCTGCTGCTTCAGTCGGTGTAATGTTTCCACTTCGTAGTTTTTTAGCTATATTATTTTGGTTGAACGTAGCGAGATCATCTTGGGCTGTAGATAATTTTTTTAAAAGATTTATTCCTGAATCATCGGCACCCGCCTTAACAAAATCGTCTATTACAGACTGATCTACATTTCTTAAAGACAAGGCGCTCAATTGTTCGGCAAATTTTCTTATTTCTCCAACACCATCTCCAAATAATTCATCTGCTGTAGATCCTAATTTATCTAATTCATCTTTGAATTTATAACCTGAAAATTTTCCTGTGGATGAATTTTCTGACTTTTGTAAAGTTGATCTTATCCACGAAGACGCTAATCTTTGTTTTAATGGGTCAAATGTTCCCGCACCCGCAAACTCATCTACAACTTCTTTTGCATCTTTTAATAATTGAGGGTTATTTTTTCTTATCAAAGATCTCATCATCTCTTGTGCATTTGCAGGCGTATCATTTCTTACAACGTCAATTAATGCTTTCTTGTTTATAGCGGCACTTACTTTTTCAAAACGCTGATTGCCCTCTCTATAAAAATTACGAGCTTTGCTTAAATCACGAGCGGCTTCTCTAAGAAGCTTTCTACTGGCTTGGTTTTCTGCCCCTGGCAATGCTCTATTTAAAAAGTTGTTTCTTCCCTTTGCTGCTAAATCAAGTAAATTATCAATTTGCGGTAAAAAATCATCTACTACGTTTCCGATGGTATCAGATGTAATGTTAAACATTCCCGCATCGCGCAAACTTTTTCTTGCATAATACAATTGACCAAAAGATGCTTTATCACCTAATTCAGATATTGTTTTTAAAATCGCGCCTGCCCTAGCAGGGTTTGTCCCAGGAACAGCGTTTTCAAATTTTTGAGCGGCTCTTGCAGCATCATCAGCTATACCTCTTGTTTTAAAAATAGCACTATCTCCAACACTATCTTCTAAAGCATTATTAATATTTAAAAACTTGGTTTCAACTAAATCATCAAATGCTTTGTAAGATTCTTGAAATGATTTAAATAAATCATCTGTAATAGCACTGTCTCTTTGAGAAGCACGACCAAGATTGTCAGCTATCTCTTCCATATGTTTTAAAAGACGAACTTCTTGATCTTTAACTATTGTTTTTAATTTGTTGTTTCCTGTTTTTGAAGCACTCGTTAGAACTTCTGCGGCACCATCTAAGTCAACTTGACCTGCTTCATTTTTTAACCACTCTAAATCTTTCATAATATTTTCATGGTTTTTTCTAAGTCTAGCAGATGTTCCTAAAGCTTTTTCTGATATGGCCTGTTGTCGAGCAATAAGAGAAGGAGCGCCTATAGCGCCAAGAGATGGTAAATAACCTTTTTTTTCTGCTGCTAAAATATCTTTTACTCTATCATCTGGAAGTCCTTTACCAACTCCACCTGTGCCTGAGACAACACGAAATGCTTTACCTAAACCTGCGAATATACCTTCACCTGCCGCAGCTATTAGTCCTTCAACAGCTATATCTTTTGCTATTTCTTTACCTTCTTGGGCTTGTACGCCCTGTAAGGCTTCTGTGGCTTCTTCTACCGACTTACCACCTGCGCCACCTAAACCCGCACCTATGATTGCGCCTATTGGACCGCCAACTAAAGTTCCTGCTACGGCTCCTGCCACACCACCTGCCACGGTTGTTCCAACTCCAGTTAAGTCGGAAAAATCCTGACGGGTAAAACTTTTTTCATCAATGATTACATTTTTATCTGTTTCAATCCCGAACTTTTGTGCGCCTTCTGGCGTTAAAGCAAGTCTACCTCTATTATCTCTAGTAAATTCTGTTTCTAAAAGACCAAACGCTTCTTTTAATACTTTCTCTTCATCTCCTCTGGTATCTGCTCTACCCAACATACGACGAAGTTTTCCGTCTTGAATACCAGTTGCGTAATCAAACGTTTGATCTTCACCTTTTATAGAAGACTTATATGACTGAATTACATTATCTGAAACGTAGTCTTGAGGATTGCTTTTTATATCATCTATTTTGAAAAATTCTTCAAGAGTCGGAGTATCACCTGCAATCTTAACATCTATGTCTCCAAATCTAGAATTGACAGTTACCGTTCCCATTTTATTCAGATGCTCCTGTTAGATCAACTGTAGCTACCGATTGAGTAGTGGGGGTTCCATTTTGATTTCTAGCAGATGGATTTATAAAAGGAGATTCTAAACTCTTTTGTAAATATTCCATAGTTCTTCCGTACTCTGTATCATTTACATAAAAATCTCGATCATACATATGTTGTAATGGAAGAACTAAATTTTGTTTTTTACCATTAAAATATTTTAACATTTCATTCAAAGCAAAAATAGTTTGTTGCGGTGTTGTTGTTAAATTTATTTCTCCAAATGAAGCATCTAACATTTTTCTATCATAATCAGAAACTTGGCTTTCTTGAATAATTAAACGTTTCATTTCATTAATTACTGATAACCGAGTTGCGTTAAATCTATCTTCAGCACTTGTTCCTTCTTCACCAAAATCAATTTCTGGATCACGAAGACCAAGATTAGCAAGTTGTTTTTTAACTCTATCGCCAAAAGTTTGAAAGGCAGGAGCTTTAACTTCTCCAAGCTCTTCTGCTATCTTTAACATCTCGTTAATATTATTTTGACCTGCACTATATTTATTCCAAGCATTAGCAATAGCGGTAGCATCAGCAGAAGGTTTTGCTAATTTAGTATCACCCGCAGATGTTCCGTAATGTATTTTTACACCTTGTATGATTTCATTCGGCCCTACATTTTTTAATTCTTTACCTTTTGTTTTGTCTTTCATGGCCTCATAATCAAGCTGCATTATCTTTAGCTTAAACGCATCATCAGCAAGTCTTCTTTCTTTTGCAAAAGCGGCGGCTGATGATTCATCAGATCTTACTTGCTCTAGTGCATATTTTCCCGCAGCGAGTTTTGCAGCGTCTGCACGATCAATTGCCTTACTTAACTCAGGCATAGCGGCTTCACCTGCTTCACCAACTTCACGAAATATTTTTCCAAGATCAACGTTTTTACCCGCACGATTCTGCATAAGCTTCAAGCCCAACACCGTTAAAAAACGACTCTTATCAACTTTGCCACTTGCATCAATGCCAGTAACATCTTCAAACTCTTTTTTATAACGATCTAATTTTTGTTTTTTAGTTTCACCTTTGACTGCAACATCTTGTTTTCCCGCATCTGCGATAAATTGCTTCATCACTTCCATAAACGAATCAGTAACAGGATCTGAATCTGGATCTGGATCTGGTTGGTCAAAGCTTTCTTCTTGCGCTGATAAAGCTTTTTCTTCTGCTTTTGCTTGTGAGATTCTTGTCTGTTCTTTATTAGCTTCAGCTAATGAAGGGTCAATAAAATCTACATCTGGAATTTTTTTATCTTTAGCCCTGGCTTCTATTTCAGCAAGTTGTCTATATAAATCAGATTTCCCTTCTACATCTGAAAAGACATTCGCCATTTCTTGTTCAGATAATTTTGGAGCGGGAGGTTTGTCCTTTATGTTATAATTACTTGGGTCTAATCCACCGAACTCACCTAAATATTCTGGAGAATTTATTTTATCCTGCAAATTAGCTAACATTTCTGTTTCACTATAGAAAGGCAAGTCTATCATTGGAACTGCATTTTTTGATGCAGTAACAGATCCTTTTTTATAACCTTCTAAAGCAAGAGGCTTTGCTCTTCTGTATGCTTCGTCAGCAAACTCTTTTAAAGTTGCTGCATCTTCAGTAAAAGGGCCACCTAAAAAACCACCAAGACCTCCTGCTAAATCAGACAAACCTCCCGCAACTGTATAACCTGCCGCACTGGTGCCACCCAAAATTCTATCAAATATTCTTTCTCCTAATCCAGACTGTAAAGCTACATCGCGTGTAGATTTCTGCCTAGACCTTACCATTCTATCTATAAGATCGCTTGGTAAGTTTCTATTTTCTAGCTCTTGTCTATACTGCTGTAAGGAACTCGCCATCTTATGCCCTCTTATGATGCTTGGTTGATGCCCTGAAGCGTTGTGTAAGCCCCAAGACCAGAGAGGAATGGGTTAGCAGGAGGCGCATAACTTGCTTGAGTTTCAGAATAAATACCTGCTGAAGGAGTTCCTGTAAGCGCACCATAGCCAAACTGAAACGGTAACAGTGCCTGCTCTGTTGGACGCTGATATTCTTGTCTTGCTGTATCTATCATTTGCTGACGATACGCACGTTCATTTTCACCTACGCCTGTCATAAATGCAAGATCAGCAGGTTGTAACGCTGAGTACACACGACCAATATCTGCGGTTGTGCCTGCTAAAGTTCCATATTGACCACCAAGACTACCAAACTGCGAACCAAGCTGACCAACAGATTGACCAAGACCACCCATTAATCGACCCGCTTCTAAATTTCTAGTAGCTCCTTGTTGATACGCATCTTGTGATGCAGCAAGAGCTTGAGTGTAACTTTTATTTCTTAAATCTGCTGCGGCCTTTGATTTCGCATCAAGAATGCTTCTTTCTATTTCAGCCGCTTGAACACCTTGTCTTGAACCACCAAAGGCACCCGCACCAACGGCCTTTGCTCTAGCTGTATTTCTAGCCACATTTCCTTGACGCTCAATATCTTTTTCTACTTCATCAATAACTTCATCAGTATAAGGAGACATAAACTGTGATACATACTGTGATGGATCATACATACCCCGACCACCAGAAACATACTGTGCCGCAGGTCCAAAGAATGTCTTTGCTTCTCCTACCGTGCCAAGACCACGACCTAATGCCTCAATACCACCTGTAGCGGCACCCCCCGCTGTTTCAAAGTAAGGACTATAACGCCCCATAAAATCTGGAATGCCATCATTATTTGAATCTTGAGAAAGAGCTTGTGCAGCAAATGTTTCTAAGCCAAGTCCCGTAATCGCTCCTGTTTCTGCATCACGACCTGTTTGACCTGCCATTTTATATGGAGCTACGCGAAACAAATCAGGATATGCTGCGGCATCTAATATACCACCAGTTAAGGCTCCTGATTCATTTTCAGTTCCAAATATCTGACCCAATAAGGCTTTTTCTAAACGCTCAATGTATTCTGGGCGGCGTTGTACCGCTTCCGATCTGTTTACTAACTCATCAGACATAATTGTTCGCCTTATTTTCTAACTTGTTCATCATTGAATAAGCTTTTTCAATGCCGCGATTTGAATCGCCGTTGCCAAGACCTTTTACAGCGTCTTTCGTTAATACAAATTCACCCGCCATAAGCATAGCAGGAACGTCATCTTTTTGACCTGAACCCTCAGATGGCATAATACCACCGTTACGCCTTGGAAAATATTGGTCATCAATATAGCCACCCGCAGCCACTTCAATTGGCCTAATCGCATTTATTGATATGTCACCCGCACCACCAAAAGGTCCACTTACCGATCCTGAAGATCCACCACCACCACCAAGTATTTTAGAGCCAATACCAGATGCTAAAGAGGTTGCAATAGCCTCTCCAACAGGAGTGTTTAAAAGATTTGTAAATTTACTATCTGGATCAAGAAGATTTGCTTTTACCAAGAAGTCTGCATAACCAAGCGTTCCTTCGCCTTGTTTGAAAACAGGTGCTATGTCTTTGACAACATTAGAAGCTTGAGCAACTTTTGCTGTAGCATCCGCACTAGGAAATCCAGATGATCCCTTTTGTATAATCGGGTTAGCCGTTTTAGTTACCTGAGTAGCTTGTTTATCAGACCCACCACCAAACAAACTGTCTAAACTAAAACCGTCTGGGCCAAGTCCCTGTTGAAAAAGTGCAGAACCCGCCGTACCAAGAGCAGCAATGTTACCACCCTTTTTGCCTCCAAGAATCCTACCAGTAATATAATTAGCTAATAAATTTGAGACAAAAGACATATTTTAAACAATCCAAAGCAGTTTATATATTTTTAGCATACTATTTCCTAATTTCAAAGTGCCACTCTTAATTTATCTTAGCCACTCATAAATCTTCTTAGTTTCTTCTTTTCTGTGTTTTAATCCGTTATAACCACCGTTTATACGTTTAGTAAGACGTTTGATTGTATCATCATTAACACCTTCATCACATATAGCCCACAATTTGTTTCTGTGAAAGAACCATATGGCGCTTTCCATAGGGAACTTTGAGGCCATGAGATCAGGATCTTTCATCACTTCAGGCAGGTCCATATCAGCCGCAAACTGAGAATAGTTGTTTTTGCCAGTACATTGTAAAAATCCTCGACCACGCCACAGATAGCCCTGTCCATCATTACCCATACGACCACCATAAACACGATCTGCTAGTGCCTGGGGGTTACGAGAACAGCTTTCGGCTTCACTTTCTGAATCAAAGTATTTACCAAACACTGCCAATATAGACTTAGTGCTATAGTTTAGGTTCTCTTCTGTATAACGAAACGTACCACTCTCATGCACAAGCTGCCCAAGAAAATGAGATCCGCGCTCTGGATTTAAAGCGTAATGGTCACAAATCTTCTTTGCAGTATTGGGGCCAAATGAACCATCAGGCGAAGATCCTATCTTTTCCTGTAATGTCTTTAATGCTTCACTCATTTGGAGCTTTCCTTCTATCTTTTAACGTCTGTAAATCTTTTTCTTTTGTACCACCATCATATTCCCAAGCAAAACCTTGCTCTATCATCACTTCATTGATTGAGTATTTAGCCTCTTCGTTACGGTAAAACCATCCAAGCATTCTACCATACTTGCCATCTTTTTCAGTTTTTACGATTAGACGTTCAGAGTGTTCTAGCAAATCTACGAGATGATCCTTTGCTTCAAGACCCATAGCCTTTTCTTCTAAATCTCTCGTGCGGCTTTCAGGAGTATCTATGCCTGCAAGTCTGACACGTTCTTTCTTTGTAAGATCAAAGCCAAGATCAATGATAACATCAACTGTGTCACCATCAACAACTCTATCTATTTTAGAAACAAAATAAGTATACACTAATTTACAACCTCTTTTGATCCACAAACACGTTCATACACCATATCGTCTATGTACGCCTCTGCCCATTTGTTTTCAGTGAAAGTGCAGAACTCCCACAAATCATTTACATCATCATTAAGTAAGTCGATAATATCTTGTTGTGCCGATACTGTTCCCTCAAGATGTTCAATGTCGTGCACCATTCCAGAAATATACCAGACTAACGCTACCAACTGCACAGCCATAGCAAATACTAAAGCCACAGGTATTTTCATATCAGCCATTGGACTTGCCTCCTATATAGCCCCCAACAACGCCTATTACACCCGTCATCGACATTTGCAGTAAACCTATAATGTTTTCATCAAGCTCTCCGCCGTGCTCATTTGCCATTTTAAACTCATCATAAACAATTAAACCAAGTATACCCATGA